AAAAATAGAGGTTAATGGCGAGAACGAACATGCGTTGTTTGCATTTTTGAAAGGCACTGCGAAACGTATTTCTAGTGATACAAGGGCAGATAATTCAGCAGAAGCCGCTCATGGACACAATCTTGCTAATCAGGCTCTTCACCGAGTTCCTCACAATTATGAAAAGTTTCTTGTTGGCACTAGCGGTCAAGTCCTTCGTAGGTTTAGTTGGGGTGAGTTCCCTCTAGCCTCGGAACGACTTACAGATCAAAGTGCATCAACTATTCTTGAAGCATTGAAAGAGGTTTTTGGTGAGTGACAATACATTTCTTGAAGGGAAACATCTTGGGGGTGGCACGGTGCTGTTTGAAAACGCAATTACCGTCCCACAAGATGATTTAATTTCGTATCTTGAAAAAGAAAAAGAACGGTGGCGGGAAGAAAATTTTACCATCATTTACGATGATGCTGGATTCCCAATGCACACCGTCAACAAGGGTGGGTTCATTTACAGCCTTGATGCTTACAAGCGGGCACCAGTAAGAATTCAAGAATTAACTCATCCGTTTTTAAAGGAATGCGATGACCGCGTTTATCAAGCGCTTTTAGCCTATATAGAAATGTTCCCCGCAATTCTTCAATGCTTGTGGTGGAAATCTGGTGGGCATGTTCTTTGCTACGACGAGGGGGCGAGTCTCGGATTTCACTCCGACAATGATGTTAATTATCGGTATGGGGCGATGCCTCAACTTGACCATGCAACCCGAAATGTTATTTCTGTTCTCGTGTACTTCAATTCATGCACCGATGACGGCAGTGAATCCGATTACGGATTCAAGGGCGGGCACATGTCAATCCCGTATTTTGATATTGACATCACCCCTAAAACTGGCTCAATAGTTTTGATGCCAGCCAACTATCTTGGCGCACACGAAATTCATGAAATAACTAAAGGATCAAGGTATTCGTATCTTCTTTGGTTTGCTCAAGGAACGCCAGCGCCAGAGCATGGGGTTAACCCTGTTATGTCTGACGGCGAATACCATTCGGGCGGTCAATGGTGGCTTGATACTTTAATTGAAGATTACGACGACTATATTTGCAAGAAGTATCCTAATGGGGCGCCAGAAAAATTAACCTTATTTAAAAGCAGAGCGAAAGACCACATGTAAATGGAATTCAACGGAATACAGCCAGAGGAATTAGGTGGTGGGGTGGTTCTTTTTAAGAACGCCTTCACTGTTGATTGGGACTCAACCCGTGATTTATTTGAAGAATTTGTTTCCGCTGAACGCGAATCAATGTATACGGAAGGAATAAACCCTGAAACTGGTGAACCTTGCTACATAAACCGAAGCGGTTACATATTTGGCAAAGATGGCGTTGACATGATGCCACGACGAGCCGCCAACACCCATCAAGACAAGCGACCTGAAGTAATTGAACTATTGAATTTTTTGGAGTCTGCCCGCGACAAGTGTTTGCTCGGGTATATGACCATTCATCCGCTCGCATATAAGAATATTTGGTGGAAGGTCAAAGGACATATTGTCTCATATTCGGCAGAAAAAGGCGGTTTGTTCCTAGGTACACACTCAGATTCAAGTGTTGACTATCTATATGGTATTGATCACCCCAAGGAACAGTTACCAACCAAGAATACGCTTTCTGTCATTTTGTATGTCAATGATCGTGTTGACTTAGACGAAGTTGGTGAGGATACATTCAGCGGTGGAGAACATGTTTTTGACTACTTGGGGATAACTTACTCTCCTCGCAAGGGAGACATTCTGATGTTTCCTTCAAACTTTATTGCTTCACACGAAGTAAAACCAGTTACTGGCGGAACTCGTTACAGTTATCTGGGATGGTATTCACATGGATCGCCCAACCCTGACCTTAACGAAACAATCGTTGATCCAATAACCAACGGGGAAGAAGCGCAACGGTCAACAAACGTGTACATGCCGAATCTAAGGAGCGACTTCCGCAACTATTTGACTGCCAATGTCAAAGATTCAGAACATCTTGGTTTTACCTTGACAGAGCGAATGAACTGATGAAAGCCACACATCTAGGTAGCGGAATCGTTCTGTTTGAAGACGCTGTCAGCGTAGACACCGAGTTCTTTGCTTCCTTTATGAAGCGAATGTACGATAACTCTCCTCCGACTATTTATGGCGTTGCAAAAGATGAGTTAACAGTCAAAAACAATGGTGGGTACGAATTCCAAGACGACCATCTTTCCTCTCTACCAATTCGTCACACCAACACCCTTTACCAAGGAATTTCTGATGACGATAGAGCCTTCGTGCAATTATTGGAGGACTCAATCTACAAATGCCTTATTCAATATTGTAAATCTTTTCCTGTTGTCATGGAAACGGTCACTTGGAGAACTCGTGGATATTTCATTGAGTATCACAAAGGCATGTATATTGGATCGCATTCCGACTGCGCTATCGCGTATGAGCCGAACAGTTTTGTTGAAGTAAACACATTTCCGATACATAATACGCTTACTTCTAGCCTCGTATTAAATGATGATTACGAGGGGGGCGAAATAGGTTTCGCGCCTTGGGGAATAAATGTAAAACCCCCAAAGGGGAGTGTTTTGATATATCCATCTTCGTTTATAGGTTGCCATTCCGTTGCCCCTTTAGACAGCGGTGTGAGATTTGCTTATCTATCGTGGTTCGCTCATGGGTTGACTTCCCATCTTGATGTCAATTCGCAATCAAGTTCAATGGATTCACAATATTCTTGGATGAGGAAACTGCGTGAAGATGTTGGATATTCGTATCAGAAACAAGTTTTTGTTGGTGAAATTACGGATTAATAGCAGTACATATTTGGTGTTTGCCAACATAGTCGCCGTGTTTCATCGTTCTTTTTGCTTTTGTCGCTCTCATCATACAACTGTCGTCAATAATAAGTAAATCTTTTTCTTTCCATGTCCATTCTTCAAGAACATGAAGATTACATACAAACAAAATTTCATTTATTTCTTTAAAAATTTCCGACAGAAACAATCTTTGTTCTTGGTTTATTTCTTGTCCATCAATAAAGAATCTGTATTTTTCGGTTTCTGATCCTTTTTCAAAAGTGGAATGGTAAAGCAATATTTTTTGATTTGTGTTCCGATGGTGTTCAACCATGCGCCTAACCACATTAGTGTTCACTTCTAACCAAACGATTTTGCTTATAAACTCTTTGCGTTCTGTTGTGCTTATTAAATTAAAAACTTTTCTCATATCAATCAAAAGAACTGATCCCGCTCGTTGATTGCCTCTGAGGTTATTTAATACAGAACCTATAGACGGAGGTTGGTCAAGAACGTTCATAGAGAATTCGGTTAGTAATGGTTTTTTAACTTTTCTTTTTTTCAGTTGTAATTCAAAACTTTCAGAGAAAGACTCTCTCAATGGAGTCGGTTCATGAGAGTTGGGAACCCAATTAACTAAATCACCAAGACGCCTACATAGTTCATTTTGTTGTGCTTCAGAAATACCGATTTCTTTAAACGCTAAAACCCCATGTACGTTAAGAAGATGTCCGTAGTAAGGTGCGTTGACTAAAAGGTCAATGAACTCAATTTTCTTGAATGTTGGGCATGAGAACATCTGGATCTATTTTCCCTCTATCTTTATTATCTTCAAACACTCTATGGTGGGAATAGGGTTGTGATTGCCCTTCCTTGCCTTCAAGCGTTCGGTTCTGATAAACAGGGTTGGCGCGATCAACTTTATCGGGGTTCAAGTATTCTGAATGTAAACAATACTTGTGGTAGTCGTCGTAAAGATTGTCTATCCAATGCGGTCTACACCAACCATCTGCTTCAGAGGCTTCGGCAACGCTGATTAGAACACTTTCATCAGAGTTTCCTTGTGACCAAAACTCAAGATACCCGTATCTGTGTCCCTTGGTAACTGTTTTGACACCGTGGGTTGCCATGTAGTTGGTTGGGAAAATGAAGATGTCTCCTTGTTTCGGGGTTATTTCTACATCCAAATATGGGAAAAACAAGTTGCCTCCGACATAGTTGGTTCCGTCGTACTCTTCTTCGGAGTTCACACAGTCATTTGGGTACAACATGATGGCAACAACTTGACGCATCTGCATTTGTCCTTTGGGGACATATCGCTTACCTTGTGTTGAGCGAAAATTTGAGTCGTTGTCGTTATGGATTCCTAGGTAGTCACCTTCGTCGTAGCGCATGAGGTGACCTCGGCTTCTCCACCACAAAGTGCCCAAGACCATCGGGTATTCGTCAATGTATTTTATGAGGCATTTATAGATTTGATCTTCCCAATACCTGAAAGTTTCTATCATTTCAGGGTCTGTATCTTTTTCTACTGGATTTAGAAGGCGTACAGGTACTTCTTCTATCTGTTCAAGCGAAAATTTATTACCGTCTTCGTTCGTAGCGTAAGTGACACCATCTCGGTCTTTATGGTATGTCCATCTTTGTTCGTGGGCTTTTTGTGCGTTTGCATCACACCATACGCTAATTTTTTCTCTGTTAATGTTTACAACGCCGGGGAATCTAACAACACCACCGCCCAAAACTTCCATGGGCATATCCATGACTTCCTTGATTGTTGGTTTGTCAAACTCGGGCGTTGTTCCTTTGAACAGATTATCTTCGCTCATTTAAAACTTCCTGTAGTTGATGGTGGGTGTTGTAGGCGTGCATATGAAGTAAAAGTCTTTGAGGGCTTGTCAAGGGACTAAATAGCACGCATCTGTCTCCGCTTGTTATTTGTTTTACGCCATGGATATATTCGTGTCCGCCGGGGAAAAGAATAAGTTGCCTTGCTTTTGGTTTTATTGAGAGTTCTCGCATCGGGAAAAAGAGTTCCCCGCCTTCAAAGTCGTCATTAAGATAAAGGTTCGCCGCAACTTCTATCAAAACAGGGGTGTTGAATTCGCTCGGAGAGTATCTCGGCATAAAATCCACAACGTTTTTATCAAGTGCTTCGTTGTCCGCGTGGGGGCTGTGATCGGAACCAACCAAAAACTTTTTGTAGTAAGGGGTAAGACGATGAACCAAAGTTCTGCCGTAAGTTTCGGATGCGATTTTCATAATTTTTTCACCGTAAACCGCGCTCAACGGATGAGTTGATGTTGGTGACCATTGGCTTTGGCGTCTTTTGACTTCTTCAGCGTAAGCGCCCGTCAGGACGACGGGTCCGTGATTGTATTGCTCCAATGGGGCAACCCACGACATGCTTCCGTCCCATTCAAATTCTTCATCGTGAAAACGGATTAATTCTGAGGCGTCGTCTTCTGTTATGAAATCATCAAAAGCGTATATATGTTCATGCCCTAGGTAAGCCATAGGGGAATATTATCTCACTTACCACTTGCCTAAAGGACACACCGCTTCTCTGAGTTTTGTCTTGATAGCCATAAAACAGCCACATTCCTTGCACTGTTTGGTTATTTTAAAAAACCTAGGACATACTTCACATATTTCATATCGTTTTTCGGATAAAACTTCGTCGTCCAAGTACGCCTGTCTGTTCAAAACAGTTAGAGGGGTAACTTTTTTTGTCCTTTCCTCAAGGCTCTTTTTCTTAAATTCTTCCCATGGGGTCATTGTTCTTCAAACACCCAATTTTTGTCTTCTAATTTAAATTTTCCGTAAGGAGCAACACCAGAATTCAGGAAATGCTCAAATTGTTCAGGGGTGATCTCAACTATTGTGGGTGCGGACTGAAAGACTTTAACCGCCTCATCAAGCACATTGTCTACTGAGTGAAGCCACTGAAGTTTATCGTTCACTAAAAAAGCAAAATGAGTGTGGTTTTCTGGTGCTTGAAAGTTTGATTTTTCTGTTGTGTTTTCATCTGACATAAAAAGTTTCCTCTCGTTTCACAATACTATATCTACTCTGTTGGCGGTACAAATTCCCCATTAACATAAGTCCAGCCAGTGTAGTTGTTTACTTGTGTTTTGATGGCTTCAGGGATTGGTACGACTGTCGGGTCTGATGACCACGCAGCATGTGCGCCTTCCAAGACGGGGACGTCAGGTATGGCAATAGTCCAAACTACTTCTTCGCCAATAGTTAAGGCGTAGTATTTGTGAACTTCTTGTTCTTCATTTGAATCGGACATTGCAAACCTCCATTAAGAGTTTAGTGTATTAGAAACAACCAGGTCCACTGCAATCACCTTGAACTGCACCCGGGCATCCTGTACAGCCATCGGGTGCACAACTGTATGAAGTCACTGGTTTAAAACAGTTGCCGGGTGAGCATTGGACATAGGTGGTGCTGGATCCTGTAACGGAGCAAGCGTGCCCAAAGTGTGGTGGGAAATACGGTGGGAAAAACGGCGGGAAATATGGCGGGAAAAATGGTGGGAAGAACGGTGGAAAGTATGGCGGGAAAAACGGCGGGAAAAACGGCGGGAAATATGGCGGAAAGTACGGGGGGAAAAACGGCGGGAAATATGGGGGGAAGTATGGCGGGGTTACAGAATTAGATGCAGACGATGTCTTCCTAACACCATAGGTGCTGTCTGTAGTGACAGTAAAAGTAAAAGCCGTGTCGGCAGTCAGACCGCCGATCACTATTGGTGAAGAAGTGCCTGATCCTGTAAATCCTGCGGGTGTAGATGTGACCGTGTATGTGGCGATCTCTTTGCCGTCGTAAGTTGCCGCGGTGAACGCCACGGTGACAGTATTCGCCGACACTGATGCCGAAACACTGGTTGGGGCAGTAACAAATTTTCCACCACCAGCAATATTGCCGAATTGATGTATCACGATTCGCTCAAGTCACCTATCAAATACCACTCGTCGGTTCCTCTTTTAATAAGCGCCGCGGTTGCGTAACGATCACGCAAGAAATTGCCGGGCGTAGCACGAACCGATGTGGTACCCGGTGTGCTTGCTACTACTTGCGTTTTTCCTGCACCGTATTGAACAATGTTAATTACGGTACCTATCGGGAACGCTGTAGATGCATTTGTTGGAACATTCACCACATTGGCTCCTGCGAGATTCATTTCAATCAACGAGTTTTTGTCGCCCAACGCTATCACATAAGGAGTTGTTGTTTTTTGAGATATTGTTACGTCTGCGACTTTGGTTAGCGCAATTCCAGCGTTGGTAGCGATGTCGCTATTTGTTATAGAAGTTGCAAGGTTCAGTTTGGAATATGCAATGGCGGCTGACGAGTTAACGTCGGCATTGACAATCACATCAGAAGCAATGGCGGTTACGCCAGTGTCCGAGATTGTTACATCTCCAGTTTCTGCTACAGCGGTTGCGACTCCAGAAGCATTATAAACAATGATGTTTCCAGCAGTACTAGTTGCGAGTTTTGATAACGCGATAGCGGCATTTGTAGCGATGTCGCTATTTTGTATAGAAGTGGCAAGATTGAGTTTAGAGTAGGCAATAGCGGCTGAAGAATTAATGTCAGCGTTAACAATTGAATCAGCAGAAATCGCTGTGACACCTGATGAATTAAAAGTTACATCACCTGTCACGGTTGTCGCAGTTGGAACCCCTGAACCGTTGTGAACAACTACTTGTGCCGATGTCCCTGAAGCAAGTTTTGATAGTGCAATCGCGGCAGTGGTGCTTATATCCGCATTAACTATCGTGGCGTCAGCAATTTTTGCTGAAGTTATTGCGCTGTCAGCAATCTTTGCGGTGGTGACCGCAGAATCATTAATCTTTGCTGTCGTAACATTTGAGTCCAAAATCTTGGCTGTCGTCACAGCATCTGAAGCAATTTTGACTGCGGTGACCGCGCTTGATGCAAGTTTTGATGTAGTGATTTCCCCGTCTTCTACCTGCGCACCAATTTCCGCCCAAGCATTATCGTTCCCATATAGGTACAGTTTGTTGTCGGAAAATAAGTAGCAAACACGACCCGGGCTCAAGGTCGGCTCCCCGGCACCGCCAAAAGCGGCATCACGCGCGGCGCTGTCCGAGAAGTATGCGACAACCTGATCCATCAAATATGTGTTTACCTGAGATGCCAAAAGTTGGCTACCAGCGGTAAACAAGCGGACGCCTGCACCAGCCATTAAAACCTCTTGCTCTTTCTTGAGAGTTAATTAGATTATACATCACGAAAGACAAAAGAAATAAAGGCAGTATTTAAAAACACAGACATAAAATGTTGTAAAATTATCGTCGGGGTTCTTCATTGCTTCAACGGTCATCTTCAATATTTCGGCGCGTGTCAGCGCTCATCGTCCCTCTAGTTCTGCTCGCCCTTTTTGTTCCTGTTGCTTCTGTCCGAGCAGCCACTATCCCTGATACTGGTTTTGAGGATGGAACTTTCACGGGCTGGTCAAAAGGATCTCAAACGGGAACACTGGGTAGCACCATTACTGGCAACGGTAGTGGCGTAACCATATTTACTGGTTCTCGGACTTTCACTCACGGTTCTAGGGGTGCTGTTGGAAGTCCGTCTAGCCCGTATTACGCCTCGGCAGTTGCTTCTGGCAGTTGGACATTCTCCCCTAATAACGGAACAAACGCTGTTCTGCTTCAACCCAAAAGTGAACAAACTTTTGACCAAGCGGCAAGTGCTTTAAGTCTTTCGGCTGGCTCGGTAACAGAAATTAAAAACATGCTTACATCGCAGGCGCAAGCATCGGGCAACGGTCAAGGTACACCGACAGACGCAGCATGGATTACTCGTGAGGTAGAACTGACGGCAGGCACGACCTACACAATGGCGTGGAACTATGTCGGAACTGACTATGTTCCTTTTAACGATGGCTCTATCACATCACTCATCCCTGTGACTGTTACTGGCACTCCAGTAGTAACGGTAAACAACTATGTCAAGCAATACGCACTTCTTGGATTCACCAATCCCGGCACTGGCGACTACTCAACGAATTCTTATGGCTCTACGGGTTGGCAAACTTCAACATATCAAGTCTCTATAAGCGGTACTTATAAACTTGGTTTTGCTTCGTTTAACCTTGATGATTCAGGTTTACCTCCAGCGCTGATGGTTGACAGCGAGGCTGGTTCAACAAACCGATGCATTTCTAGTACCTGTGCATCTTTTGGTGGGGTTGCGTCCAATAATTCAACCGCTCCAACTGTTCCTCCTACGACTACAACTACCACGAGCACTACAGTTCCTCAGACAACCACCACGAGCACTACGACTACTACAAGTACCACCACAACAAGTACCACTACCACTACTACAATACCTGCTTCAACATCGCTTGAAGTTACAAGCCTCTTGGATGATGGTTCAAGCGGAACTCTTCGCTGGGCAATCAATCAAGCCAACGCAAATGCTGGTGGGATTTACGATGCCATTGACATCACCACAGAAGGAACAATCACCCTCACTTCCGACTTGCCCAACATTACGGCTGGGGTGACAATCACCGGCACGGGAATGGCTACGACAATTATTGATGGCAATAATTTGTGGCGAGCCATTTACAACAATGGCTCAAGAACAATTGTTATTGAAGACATCACATTCAAGCAAGGTAAAAATGTTTCATGGAACGGTGGGCTGATTTACAACGCCTCCGGAACAATG